CTAGACATAGACGCTTATCCGCAGAACAAAACTGTACCCCTATTTGTGGCACCATGGACTTACGTTCATGCGAACGCAATCACAATTGACTAAGTCGATTATGACAATGAAAAATAAGAAAAATGACAATCAGTGGTTAGTTTCTGTGAAGAAACTCCTTCCGATCATCAACATCTTACATTCCAAAGATCCATCAGTGAATGTAGAGAAATTCCTAATGTTAGTCTCCTCCTTGATAAAGTTCAAGGGCGAGGAAAGGACAATGGAACTGTTAAAACAGTACCGTTTATCCCTGCAGCAGTTTGTTTTACATCAAACTGTTACTAACATTCCTTTCTGTAAAACAGATAAGGATGGGGTTCCAAAAATTGTAAAGTTTTTGAAGCCCAATAGGTCGCTCAAAAGTGAGGTAATGTATTCATTATCAGTCTTGCGACTGATAGAGGAGTTTAGGTGTAAACCTAAATTCCTAACTGATACTATTACTTCTGAATCTACGGCGAAGCAAGACGTGCTAAGCCAGATAACAGAATACATCCGTAGCAAACCACGAATTCTAAAGGTATTACCTAAAGAATTAATGGAGCCACGACTCTTACTTAGTAATAAAGCCGGACCAAATGGTCCAGCTGCAATTACCTGTCTTCAGGACCTAAAGGCCTTACGGTCTCCTGGAAATGAAAACCTCTATAACGAGATTAACCAGTTTATCAAAGATAATCTGATTAAAGTAGATATGGAGAAGTATGAGTGTACCGATTCTGAGTTTTCACACTCAAAATTGGTTCTGCTAAGCGATAAAGCGTGTAAAACACGAGTTATTGCGATCGCAGATTGGTGGTCTAACGTTTGCCTTTCAGGAATTCATGATACATTCATGAAAGGTTTACGAAGACTACCTAACGATGTGACATACTTTCAAGACCAGATTCCATCTCTTGTACAAAAGATGGGATCTAGCCTATACAGTTCCGATATGACAGCGTTTACCGATCGTTTCCCAGTTGAACTGGAATTCGAAGTGGTTTCCGCAGTCTACGGATCAAAAATAGGTAGGATGTGGAAAGTTATCGTTACCGACAGAGAATTCTACCATAAGAATGGTAGTGTTCGCTACAAAGTTGGAAACCCCATGGGGCTGTTAAGCTCCTGGGCGGTTTCAACTTTCACACATCATGTTGTCAAAGCATGGTGTGCGCAGCAATGCGGAATAAGAAACTCAAAAAGTTATAAGTATCTTATCCTGGGTGACGATACCCTAGATTCTCGATTAGATGTATACGAAAAATACATACAAACAATCAAAGATCTAGGTGTTTCCATATCCGTCTCGAAGTGCACTCAGAGTGAAGACAGCTATGCTGAATTCGCTAAGAGACTATTTACACCAGAAGGAGAGGTAACTGGGTTACCAGTCCATCTTCTTAACGGGTTAAATAGTAATCCTGAACAAGTTCTCGAACTTGTCAGAATTTGCAGATCAAGAGGGTACGAGGATATAGTTCTCGGCCCGGCCTTGGAAGTCCTACTAACGAAGGGTTTTATTTCTAAACCTCGGTTAGTAGCTGATATCCTAAGTTTACCAGAAACCGTGGCCAGTGCGCCCCCATTGCTGAGGGGTAACACTGGTATTTCAACACGGACAAATTTGCTTATCGAGTATGGTGAAACATACCAAAAAGCAGTTGTGCAAATTGCACGACAGAATTTGTTCTGGAAACTTATTGAGAGGATACAAGTCTCTCATGGTCCAAAGCATGTCAGTCCAGTGGAAATAGATAATAATCATCCCTTGGTCTTTACGCTCAATGAGCATATCGACCGCTACCTACCTGCCGAAGCATTCTGCGACGACACGTGGGAAGAAGATGAATTATATATCTACAACCAATGGATGGAGGGTAAGTACGAACACTTATTAAATATACCAAGTGTAGATACTTACAAATTCTACAATCGCGGCCATAGGGTCACGAAATGTAGGTTTGACATGTACAAGCTCGTACTGGCGTTAGCCAGCGGAGATTGTAATGTACCTCTAACTTTTAGGAAAATTCATACAAATCAAGATTTGTATGATATTGCCCTTGAGTCAATCACGCCGAAGCGAGATCATCTGAAGGCTATCGTTACATCTTTCACGAAGTAACGATTACCACCGGTAAGTTGAAGCACCCTACCG